AAGGGCATGATGAAAGCATTTTTAGTAGCTTCTTCTGTCTGAATGTTATCTTTCAGCTTTTCAATTCTATCAGCAAGCTGTTTAATAGTGTCTTTAAAATCCATAGTATTTTACTTTTTAGATTGATATTATAGTCTCATATTGCGTTCAACAACCTTAATCACATTGTATATCTCCACCACATCGTCAAGGTTAACCGTATAGTCGTTAAATAACTCATTGAGCGAGTGGCAGGTGATATTACCTTTATCATCTTGGGCCGTGATTTGCTTGATGGATATTCCTTTCGTTCGGTGTATAATAACGAAGTACCAGTCGTTGATATGAAGTTTGGGCAGCCAAAGGTCACGTCTTACCTCCCTTGCTAAAACCTTGTCACCATCGCAGATGGCAAGCCTGCTGTTGTCATCCATACTGTCACCTTCTGCTTCAAATATGCGGTATTTTCCGTGATAGGTCTTATCTACGATTACCGGCATGGTAGGTAGAGTGTCTATGTATTCGGTATCTCCATATCCGGCGAGATAACCACATTGTGCTTTGATGTGTATAACGGGCACGTTCATGTAGCTTAAATCGTCAACTGGGCGGGCGTTGGAGTGGTACGTCTGTGATGGAGCATCGGTAAGCATATTTCCTTCACCGGTTAGTAGCCATTCTAAATTGTATGCAGGGAATGCACTAACTATCTTTTCACATGTTGCACGTGAAGGTGTACGATGCTCGTTAATAATGCGAGTGATAGTTACATTATTAGATATACCAATAGCTTTACTGAATGAATTCTTATTCAAGCCTTCTTTTTCAATAATAAGTTCAACTCTTTTCCAAGCTTCCATATTTGAATATACTAACAGTTAGTTAAATGTTGTAAATAAACTAACTTTTAGTTGGTAAAAGTTTGTATTTATACTAACTGTTAGTATCTTTGCAACATCAACGTCAACAACAGCAGCAAAGATGCGAAGTTTGAGTGAGATAACCAAAAAAACAACATACCTAAAAAGGAGTAAGACAATGAAAAAGTACGATTTACACAAGATTATGAAAGCAGCTCACGAGATATACAGAAAGTATTTCAAGCTATACCAGCTTACTCACGGTGTACAGACTTTCGGTGATTGCTTGAAACTCGCTTGGGCTAACGAAAAGAAACGTGTTGCTGATGAAGAAGCGAGAAAGGCTGAGAAAGAAGTAATGAAAGCAGCTTTGGTACGACCGGAAAGAAGAAGTTCTTATGATTACTGCAACGCTCCAGCTTCAGCTTACTACAATCAGAACAGCAAAGGTGCCTTCGGTTCCCGTTACGTAGGCGATTAAGATAATTATTCGCAGAAAAGGCAGCTACATATACCATGCAGAACAGCTGTACGCTTAACATGAATACTTGCGCAAGTGGCGTGCAAAGCCTTGCATGGGCGAATTGAAAGATTCTCCGTCCGGTCATTGAGCCTACCCTTTGATGGGAGACGGAGAACGAGATGGAGTGATTGCCCTAAGCAATCCGTTCCAGAAAGCGATACTGGCGCTTACCCTCAATCCCAGCATAGAGGACGCGAGAGATACCCGGAGTAGCAAGAATTTGCGATGATGTCTGAATGGAAGTTCAGAACGAGCGAAAGATTTGCAACGGTGCGAAATAGGAAGCCGACATGCCCCGAACGGTCATGCAGTGTACAGTAGCTGATAACTCCGGTGAGAAGAGCAGAGAGAGCTTATTGGGGCACAAACATTAATTAAAACTGAAATGAGTAATGATGATAAACTTAAATCTATTCATACCTCCCTAAGAGTAATAATAACGTGTGTGTGGAATAAATGAGGTGTTTTGATGTATTATGCTTATCACAAAGGGTGGAGGAATTACCTTAATACTAAACTCATAAGGAGACACCCTGAGATGTTTCAATTGGTTTCTACAGCTTATACCCTAATTACAGAGGTGAAGACAGAAAATGGTGAAGATGCGTTTCTTCTGAATGAACTATAGAGAGGGGAGTAAATAATTTAATAAACGTGAGTAAAAACGAACTTATGAAAGCAATTATAGAAAAGCAAGTGACAATACTTCCTGCAAATAGCGGGTTTGTCAGTAAGAGTGATACCGGGAGAGAACCTTGCATAGTAATTATCAAGTTATTCTCAATCCCGATATACAGAAAAGAAGTAATTATACCCAAATGAGTTTTAGTAACTCGGAATATGGAAATTGGGTTTTGACACTCTTCAAGGCTCCTTCAAGGAAGTAGATTTCACACCCACCTCCTTTTAGAGGACATACACTCTGAATTGCATCAAGATTGATGATGCAATTTTCCCCGTTAACAGGGATTTCAATGAATTTACTCATACTTACTTAATTTTAAATGTGGCAATGCAAAGTTAAGTAAATCTCCCGAATAAAGCGTGATGCCGCCAATCAGATTGGCTCGGGAGAGCTCAAATACTAATCATTAAAATTTTATAGCGATGAAAAAGCGAATAATCACAGAAAACTACACTCCGGCTTTGAGAGATATGGAGGTAGGGGAAGTTCTAACTTTTCCGGTTAAGGCGTATAATTCCATAAAGGGGACAATTATCCCCCGATTGAGATTGGAGTTCTGCGTTGAGGATGCTGACTGGAAAGTAGGGGAGGTTGACAAGAGGAAAGGTATTTTTGATGTGGAAAGGGTCGCATGATGATTTCCCTTTCTCCTACGGAACTGCTTGTCGCGAATGAGTACTGCAAGGGGCTTGCCGACAAGGAGGTGGCGGGCAATCTGAATAAATCGGTTTGGACTGTCAAGACCCAGAAAAGAACGATATACCGGAAGTTGGGTATTTCCAAAGATACGGAACTGCTTCTGTATATGATTTGCGATAGGCTTAAGCGTGATTTTGATTTGAAGGAATTACGCAGACACGGGCTTGAATTCCTATTCTCCATTCTATTCTTATTGATGCAGGTCACTTGCAATGATATTGATTTACGGAGAATGAGAATACCATCACGGGTACGGACAGCTATGCGATATATAAGGACTGGCCGAAAGAATAATAACGACTTTATTTTTTAACGGTATGATATACGAAGTGAATGGTGATTTACGCAGTTCCATGTTGATTGACGGGACAGCGGAGGCGAGATTGGCAGACATCCTCACTATTATGGATTCTCGCACTTTTCCAAAGAGAGAATCTGAAAAAATAGTAGGAGGTCCGGGCAGGTTAAGAGTGTTGGTAAATACTCAAAGAGTGAGAGTTGAGTATAAATCTAATGGGAGAAGCTATTACAATGCTTCGGATGTGTTGAGCTTTGCAAAAGTAAGAAAGGGAAAGAACAATGAAAAGAAGAATCATTATAAACGTGCTACTGCTTAACGTATTGGCACTACCATGTTTATTGATGTTTAATGATGTAGACTCGGTAACGGGAGACTGGAATTATGGTATAAACCTTTTTGGCCTTGTGTATTCGTATTGGTTTTATCACAATGTCTTGAAAAAGGTGTTCAAGATATAGACCTCAGCGGAGGAAGTGTTTCACACATAATTAGATTGATTTAGAATTAGACATGGGAGTTGTCTCTACTCGTGAGAGCAGGGACAGACACGGGCAATTAGCTCAGCTTGGTAGAGCGGTACATGTAGTTAGTATTGGTAATTTGTCATGGTATTGTTTAAAGGTTTCATGTACAGGTCGCGGCGTTCAAATCCCGCATTGTCCACAAGCTTTTTATTGTTTAATCTATAATTCCGTTGTAAAGGACAACGTGAGGTGAGAGTCCTCATTTAAGTTTTTATTTTGCTTTTGTTTTAAGTGACTATCCCGGTGTGGCTTGACCGCCTATCCGGGAGCAACTTTGTTGACCTGCCTGCCCGGTCTGTGAAGATATGGTAGGCAAATATGGGCGTTCGGTGTAATGGCTAACACAACTCATTTGAGGAGATTGGCGGTTCGAGTCCGTCAACGTCCACAATCCAAGAGAGGGTTATTTAGTAGTTTTGTCGTGTTTTATTTTTTGTTTGTGTTTCAAGGTGAACGGTTTGTGAAAATAGTTCACCTATTCTGGGAACGTAGCTCAGTGGATAGAGCACCGTGTGTGGTGGAAGGTTGAGAGTTCGATTCTCTCAAGTAGATTCTTAGCTTAATGGGAGAGCACCACAAGCGGCGGTCGGTGGTTCGAATCCATCCGTTTCTACAAGCCTTTATGAGAGAAAATCCGCTTTTAGTCCGAGAGTAGGGCGAAGATAGCGCAGGGAATCATCCGCGCGGCATCGGTTAGCCGTTGACTCTATCTGAAAGGTAATGCGAAATCGGATAGGATTAGGAGTATTTGTCGTTTGCGCCCCGGAGAATACGCTTCGGGGCTTTCCTTTGGCTATTTTTTTATTAACCACTTTAATATTTTCTATTATGGGACTTATCAAAAGACCTAACGAGCTGACCGTTAAGACTACCTTGTCAGCACTGATTTACGGCCAACCTGGCATGGGAAAAACAACTCTTGCATTATCGGCTCCCAATCCGGTATTGTTCGATTATGACGGCGGTATTCACCGTGTCAATGCCGCCCATCGTGTACCGACCGTCCAGATTACAAGCTGGGACGAGACGAACCAGGTACTTTCGTCCGAAGAAATCAAGGAGTTTTCCACTATTGTGATTGATACTGCCGGAAAGATGCTTTCTTTTATGGATAAGGCGATTATGGCAGCGAATCCGAAGATGAAGAAAGCGGATGGTACCCTTTCTTTGCAAGGCTACGGAGTACGTAAGAACATGTTCATCAACTTCGTTAACCAAGTAACCCTCATGGGCAAGTCTGTTATCTTCGTGGCTCATGAACGGGAGGAGAAAGTAGGCGACGAAAAACAGATACGTCCGGAGATTGGTGGCTCATCTGCCGGTGATTTGATTAAGGAGTTGGATTTGGTTGGTTACATGGAAGCTATCGGTAAAGATAGAACTATTTCTTTTGACCCGTGCGAGAAGTTCTACGGGAAGAATACTTGTAATCTTCCTTCTCGTATCAAGATACCCGTTATCATTGATGAGTCCGGTACCGTAACGGGTGAGAATGATTTCATGACGAAAATCATCAGTACTTATAAGGAGTATCAGACGAAGCAGACGGAACTATCTTCCGAATATGATGCAGTTCTTGATGCTATCCGTGACGCAGTGGAACAAGTGACTGATACACAATCTGCCAATTCTGTTCGGGAAGCTTTAGACACCATGACGCATATCTTTGACAGCAAGGTACGGGCAGGCATGATGCTCAATGAGAAGTGCAAGAGACTTGGCTTGAAGTTTAACAAACTCAGCAAAAGGTATGAACCAGCAGCCTAAATACAGATTCTACCCGTCACTGCTTGATAAATTCGAGCAGTATTTACGGGCTGATGAACAAGTAGAGAGCTTCTGGAATGTCGATAATGAAACGGGGGAATATAAGAAAAGTCCGGAAGTAATTGAAGCGGAGCTGAAGCAAAGCCTACTTGATGCGATAAACCGTGTCCCGTTTGAGAGTGAGGCAGCTGATAAAGGAACGGCCTTTAATGCTGTCATAGACTGCTATATCCACAAGAAAAAGCATATACCAAGCGAACGGGAGCCATACACCATTATCGGTGATGGAGAAACGAATACCATTCAGGTATATTTTCCTGCTACTGATATCGCGCCAGAGCGTAATTTCTTATTTGACCGTAGCTGGTGTATAGAGCAGTCGAAGTATTTTTCCGGTGCATTGTCCCAAGTCTTTGTGTCCGCAGTCATTCCCACTCGTTATGGTGATGTGGAGCTTTATGGGTATATAGATGAGCTCGTTCGTGATACCGTATATGATATCAAGACAACATCTAAGTATGATTTTGGCAAGTATGAACACGGCTGGCAGCGCCATGTATATCCTTACTGTCTGATTGCTTCCAGTCAGATGGAAAGCGTGAAAGCGTTTGAGTACACTGCCTATCAGATGAAGGGCGGTACCAGCCGGACGCCACTAATTAGCGGAACGCAATACCCGGAGTATTACACTTACAATCATGAGCAGACGATTAAACTGCTGACCGCTCACTGTGAGCATTTTATTGAGTTTCTGGAAGTCAACAAAGAACTTATTACGGATAAGAAAATTTTCGGGTTGGAATAATGGCACAAGAAGCAATTCTGGAAAAGGTCAACGGCGAGGTACACATAAGCAAGTCTTTTGACTTCATGTGTTCCCAGCTTCGTAATGGTCGGTATCGTGTAAAAATCGAAAGGTTCACAGAGCCAAGGACGCTGTCACAGAATGCGCTTATGTGGTTGTGGTTTACTTGTATTGAGCAGGAGACCGGGACGGACAAGCAGGATGTACACGATTACTATTGTAACCGCTTTCTCAGAAGGACTTCGTATTTCAGAGGAAAAGAAATGGTCATTGCCGGAAGCACATCGAAACTCAATACAGTGCAGATGACTGACTTTCTAAATAAGGTTCAGGCCGATGCTGCTGCCGAACTGGGAATAACGCTCCCTCTTCCGGCTGACCGTTACTATAACGAATTTATCAACGAATATAAAGACAGGAGGTAGAAATGAATATCACCAAAGCAAAAATCACGAAAGACAACACGCTTGTTGCCTCTTTCAAGAACGAGAATGAGGACAATGTAACCATTGAGGGAAAGAATCTTATCCATAAGGATTTGCGTGCAGCGTTTAACGAATTGATTCCTCACCTTGCTTTCCTCTGTGAGCAGAAAGAAGCTGATGGAAAGGACTCCATAGATGAACTGCCGGAAGAAATCTTCTCTACATTCGAGGTCACGGGCTACACAGTTAGCGGTTCGGATGACAATGAAGGTGTGGTATTGGTTGGAAAACGTTTTCTTAAAAGTAAGAAGGTGCTTAACCTTATAGCTCCGTTTACCATGTTCAACAATGAGAACGAGGAATATAAGCATGCATTCGAACTGCAGCAGGCAATTGAGGCATGTAATTATGAGGTGGAACAGTATCTTACCGCTAAGAAATGGGCGGTAGTCCAGCAGGAACTTCCGTTCGATGGGGATATTCCTACGGACATTGCAGCCGACCCGGTGGGAGATGCTGCATTTGAAGAGGAAGCGAATGAGTTCCTTAAACAAGTGGTGGAACAGAGTGGCACTACTCTGACGATTGACGGGAAGAAAGTGAAGCCGAGAAACAAAAGTAAAAAAGTGAAGATTAAAGAGCCGGCAGCTTGATATGGCAGCACCTTTTTGTATCACCAAATATCCGGACGGCTTCAAACTGAAATTCATGTATCATCCGATGTTGGTTAAATGCGTGAACAATATTCCATCAGTCAAGGCTAACGCAAAGAAAGCATATCTTTTCAATGAAAAGGCGTGGTGGGTTGACTTGGCTGATGAATGGTATGTTGATACAATGGCGAAATGGGCGGTACAGCAGGGATTCTGCGGTTCCGTACAACGGTCGGAGCAAAGAAAGGTCGATATGAGTTTTGACATTGCTCCGATGCCGCAGCTGACCGTTCCCCACGGATTGCTACTTGAACCGTACGATTACCAGAAGGAGGGCATAGCCTATGCTCTGGCCCATAAACGGTGTATCTTCGGTGACCAGCCGGGACTCGGTAAGACCTTGCAGGCAATAGGCACGGTGACGATTGCAAAATCCTATCCGTGCCTTGTTGTATGTCCGGCAGCACTTAAAATAAATTGGCAGCGTGAGTTCAAGAAATTTGCTGGAAAGCAGGCGCTAATCCTTGATGATAAGAACAAAAATACTTGGCAGCGCTTCATTGAAACCAAGTGTTGTGACATCTTCATCACTAACTACGAGAGCTTGAAAAAGTTCTTTGTATTGGATGTGAAGAATGATACGCGGTTTACGCTGAAATCAATCACCTTTGACCCACGTATAACCCTTTTCAAGTCTGTAATCATTGACGAGTCGCATAAGTGCAAGTCTACCAAGACCCAGCAGAGCAAGTTTGTTGAGGGCATTTGTAAAGGCAAGGATTTCATTCTTGAACTGACGGGAACACCGGTAGTGAATGACAATACTGACCTTATACAGCAACTCAAGATAATGGGACGGTTGGAGGATTTTGGAGGGTATAAGACATTCACCGAACGTTTCTGTAATGGGCCGAAGAAAGCCTCCAATCTGAAAGAACTGAACTGGCGCCTTTGGAATACCTGCTTCTTCCGGCGTGAAAAAGCTAAAGTGTTGACGCAGCTTCCAGACAAGACACGTCAGTATATTGAGATGGATATCACTACGCGGTTGGAGTATGAGAAAGCGGAAAGCGACCTCATACAATATCTGCGTGTCTACAAGAATGCGGATGATGAGAAGATAGCCAAGTCCATGAGGGGCGAGGTAATGGTTCGTATGGGCATTCTGAAAGCCATCTCTGCACGTGGGAAAATCAAGGCGGCTGCCGAATTCATCCATGACGTGATAGACGGTGGAGAAAAACTGATTGTCTTTGCCTACCTAAAAGAAGTAGTGTTGGAACTGAAGAAGATGTTTCCCAAAGCTGTAACGGTTACGGGTGAGGATAACGCTACGCAGAAACAGATGGCTGTGGATGCTTTCCAGAACAATCCGGATTGTACGTTGATTATCCTTAACTACAAATCGGGCGGTACCGGGCTCACCTTGACTGCTTCCAGCCGTGTAGCCTTCATCGAGTTCCCATGGACTTTTTCTGACTGTGAGCAGGCAGAAGATAGGGCACACCGTAATGGGCAGAAGAATAACGTTAACTGTTACTACTTTCTTGGTAAGAATACCATTGATGAATACATGTATGATGTTATCCAGCGAAAGAAAGGTATAGCTAACGGTGTTACCGGAACGGATGATGTGGTTAAGGAGAATGTAGTAGATATGGCTATGGACTTATTCAAAGGAAGATTATGAGAAAGAAACAAACTACACCGCAATCGGAAAGTCAGATACAGCATAGCTGTCTGACTTGGTTCCGGATTCAATATCCGTCTTTGAGTCTTATGTTGTTTGCTGTCCCAAATGGTGGCAAGCGTGATGCCAGGACTGGAGCACAAATGAAGTACGAGGGAAGTGTAAGGGGTGTTTCCGATTTGATACTGCTTGTACCTAAGAAAGGATTTTCCGCTCTTTGCATCGAAATGAAGAGACCGAAAGGGAAACAAAGCGAGGAGCAGATAAGATGGCAGAGAGAGGCTGAAAAGTTCCGAAATAAATATGTGGTATGCCATTCTCTTACTGAGTTTATGAATGAAGTCAATTCTTACCTATTATGACCTATATAGATTATATCAATCAGTTTTGGCAAATTCGACGATATAAGCCGATGACGGCATATGAAGCAGACTTTTACTTTTTTCTATTGAAAGAATGCAATATCCGGAACTGGCTTTGCCCATTTGAATTACCAACACGTCTAATCCAAGCCGAATTAGGTTATAGTAACAAGACTATAATTGATTTGCGCAACCGATTGAAGCAAAAGGGGCTGATTGAATTCATTGAAGGCAATAGGAGAGAAAAGGCAGCGTCTTACATTTTGGTTTCTGTAGGTAACCAAAGTGGTAACCAAAACG